GAATTATAGATTTTTAAAAAACAAATTTATTCTCATGAACATACTTAGAAATAAGACTCTAATGTTCGTTCTCTACCATGTAGTAGAACAAGGTATCAGATCATACCTGCACTATCAGTCAGCATCTAAGCTAGGTCCTGAACAACAGAACCATGAACTAAGAAAAGATTCGATTTCGTTAGGTCGAAATATCGTTAAAAGCTGTGTCCAATCAGCTATCTTCGACTTAGATCATCTAGTCATTAAGAAATAGAACAACTATGAATATCACAGAAATAGGTAGCACATATGTAGACAGTATTCTTGACAAGGAGAAACAATCCAACGTGTCCAATCTGTTAATGGCAATTCGCGAAGGAAAGCTCCCCACTCCAAGGACACCCTTATATAAGTATGAAAATCCTGAGGATGTAATGAAAGGTTGGCTGCAGATAATTTCCGGTGACCCTACTGTTACGCAACGTTTATACGATTACGAGGAAAGTAGACTTGGAAAAGTAGGACCTCAAGGCGGTTATCCACCTCTTTCCGAGAGAAAAGAGTCCCTTGAAGATTACTGGACTAAAGGCCAAATTGAACTTCAAAAACCTCCATATTACGATGCGCTAGTTGAAGACGTTAGGGCTCGCCTTTTCAAAGGTAAATCAGGTTTACGACCTCAAACGTATAGGAATGTAATCAATTCTTCCGCTGAGAAGGATTCTCTTGACAGTAATTCAGGTTGCCCAGATTTTGCCAAGAGAAGCGATCCAGGTGTTCAGCAGCACGCCATCGCTGATGCAGAGAGCGGACGTTGGGAGACGTATCCCGCAATTCTCGGGTCACGAGCTCAAAGGCTTTCAGACAGGTTCATTTTCATGTTCGCTATGTCCTGTAACCTTGTAGAGCTATCATTCGCCAATGTTATTTTAGAAACAATTAAAGCTAATGAAGTATTATCTTTCGCTGCGTGGAAGGGCTTCACACCTGTAGTTGATTCTTTAGACAAACAACGAGTGCGTGATAAGGTACAATATCTTTCTCTGGACTACACAAAAATGGACAAGCACTTCAACGGACTATGCACTGAGTTCGTAATTGATGTGTTACAACCTGTGTTTCAACCGCAGTACAGAGACCTTCTGAGAACTAGTTTAGAGCATATCAACAACGTTGACGTCCTTGTTGAGCCGACTAAATTATACACAGGATTCCACGGAATGCCAAGTGGTTCAGGGTGGACTAATCTTGCTGAAAGTATTCTATCTTTCGGTATTATTCTCCAGACCACTAAAATTCTAAATCTTGAATTGTCATTTGACGCTATTTGTCAACTTTTAGGCGATGATGGTTTCCTTGGATTGTTACAAATCAACCCCGAAGCAGCACTTGTATTCGGTACAGTTGCAGCTGAGTTTGGAATGGTTGCTAACCAGGAAAAACAAGGTGATAGCACCGAAAACTTCAACTATCTACAGCGATTCTTCGATCGTGATATCTCATTCAATTTAGAAGGGAGAGATGTTATGGCAGGTAGTTATCCCGGTATTCTTGCTTTAAATACCGCGATGTATCCAGAGCGTATTCACGATCCTCGTAAGTGGGGACCGGAAATGGAAACACTTAGGTGGATAATGATTCTTGAAAATTGTAATGAGCACCCAGCTTTCCATCAATTGATAGAATACTTTATAAAAGGTGATAAGTACAAATTAGGAGTACTTATGCCAGGTTTCTTGAAAAGAGGTATTGTCGACACCTTCAATGAAGCTAAAGCTATAAAAGGATTTGTTCCATCTTACAATCAGGAAAAGATGGATAAAGGTATTCAGGACTTTGAAGTCGTGATATATCTTAGAGCAAATTATGGATCGCAAGTCCAATAGCTTGGGTAAAACTC